ATGAATCGTTGGGGTCAATAAATTATAAATCTATTTTTCTTAAAAGAGCAAAATGTTTAACTCAAAAGCTCTAACAGAGAAGTGGTCACCTGTTCTAAGTCATGAAGGTGCTGGCACCATCAAAGACAATTATAGAAAAGCTGTTACCGCTGTTTTGTTAGAAAACACAGAGGCTACATTAAGAGAAGAACGTGGAATGATCAATGAAGCATCCAACACAGTTGGTGCCATTGGTACAAGCGGTCTATCTGGTAGTGGTCTTGCTACAAATACAGGTGGTCTAGCTGGTTTCGATCCAGTGATGATTAGCCTCATCCGTCGTGCTATGCCAAACTTGGTAGCATACGACATCTGTGGTGTACAACCAATGAGCGGTCCTACAGGACTAATCTTTGCAATGAAGTCACACTATCAGCAAAATGGATCTGCACTAAGAGCTGGAAACGAAGCACTCTTCAACGAACCAGATCCTAACTTCTCTGGTAACACACAAGGACCTGCTGCATTCAACGACCCTGCATCTCCTCTTGGAGACGGTGGTTCAACAGATGCTAACCCAGGTTTACTTAACGATACATCTGGTGGTGGTACAACTGCTGGTAACTACGAGCGTACTGCTGGTAATATCGCTAGAGAAGACGCCGAAGTTCTAGGTTCTGGATCTACTCTCTTCAACGAGATGAGTTTCAGTATAGAGAAAACTTCTGTTACTGCTAAAACAAGAGCACTAAAGGCAGAGTACACTCTAGAACTAGCACAAGACTTGAAAGCAATTCACGGTCTTGATGCAGAGCAGGAACTTGCTAACTTACTATCAAGTGAGATCCTTGCTGAAATCAACCGTGAGGTTGTTAGAACTGTTTATACAGTTGCTAAGTCAGGTGCACAAAACAACGTTGCAAACGCTGGTGTATTTGATCTAGACGTAGATAGTAACGGAAGATGGTCAGTTGAGAAATTCAAAGGACTTATGTTCCAAATCGAAAGAGATGCAAACGCAATCGCACAGCAAACTCGTAGAGGAAAGGGTAACTTTATCCTAACATCTGCAGACGTTGCTTCTGCTCTTGCTATGTCTGGTACTCTAGACTACTCTTCTGGTTTAACAGGTGCTGGTGGTCCTTCAATTGGTGAAGTAGACGACACAGGTAACCTTTTAGTTGGTACAATGAATGGTCGCATCAAAGTTTATGTTGACCCTTACTCAGCAAACGTATCTAATACACACTACTATGTTGTAGGATACAAAGGTACATCACCTTACGATGCTGGATTATTCTATTGTCCATATGTGCCCCTACAGATGTTAAGAAGCATCGACCCATCTACCTTCCAACCAAAAATTGGTTTCAAGACTAGATACGGTATGGTTGCTAACCCATTTGTACTTAACGGAAGCACTCCTGATGCTGAAGCTCTTACACACGGTAAGAACCAGTACTACAGAAGAGTTAGAGTAGCAAATCTAACATAAGTGTGGAAAACTCCCTAACATTGTTAGGAAACACAAACAGGGATCCTACGGGATCCCTTTTTTTATGCTTAAATATAAGTAGAGTAAAAAAATCCATGGACGATTATTGGCAATGAATCAATCATCTGTTATACTATTGTTATGCTTATCACCGTTACTGGTGATATTTCTTGTAATTAAAATTTCACTGTGGATTACTGAAACCATGAGATTTAGTTCAGAAACAGATAAACTAAAACGAATGCAACACGGACCTTACATCGTCTGGGACGAGGAGGATGATCTAGATGAATAACAAAATTAAACACTACCTAAAAACTAACGACATGTTATCTCAATACGGAAGAAACCTAATTTCTCAAGACAACAAAGTAAAAAAAGCATACGAAAAACCATTCTTTAAGACCAAGAAACAAACTATGGTTAGTAAAGAAGAAGTTGAAGATATGATTGAGTTTGCTATCAACCAACACAATAGAAACGCTGGTCTAATTAGTATGGCACTAGGGTTTGCATTTATTGCCTTGTTTGCTGATGGTCTATTCAGAGTGTTAGGTTTAATACCTCCGTTTATGGGTATTGATGTGAGTGTCGTACAAGACGTAGTAGATAAACTAAAAGACGAAGTGCTAAGACAAACATAAATACTAAGTAGTCGAGATATTAACATGCCTTTAGGCGGAGCAGATTGGTATAAAGAACAACCAACCAATAGAAACTTTTTAAACCCTATTGGTTTTATCCTCAAACTAGAAAAGTTTGAAGGTGTAGATTTCTTTTGTCAATCAGCAAACCTTCCTGATATCAACATGCCTAGTACTCAGGTAGCAAGTCAATTTAGAAACTTGCCTATTATACCTGGTGGAGGAGTAGAGTTTGGTGATCTTTCAGTGACCTTTATTGTAGATGAAGATCTAAAGAACTACAACAGTATATACAAATGGATGCGTGACAATGGTAATGCGGATCAGATGGCGAGAGAGACACCAGAGGAAGATATATTTACTAATGGTCAATTACTGATAACCACCAGTGCATTCAACCCTGCATTTGTAGTAGACTATCAGAATTTATTCCCTGTAGCACTGACAAATTTGCAATTTGATGCTACAATAGGAGATGTAGAGTACATTACTGCACAGGTTACATTTAAACATCAGCAGTTCTTCCTACGTGATAAAACATTTAAGAAAATATGAATTTTGATTCTCTTCATAATAAATTTCAAAAACTTAGAGAAGAATGGGCAGAAGATAGTCATGTAGACTTTCAATTTAAGAACAAACAATATAGTGCTGACTTAGGACAACTCGCATTAGACATACCTTTCCAACACAATAAATACTTAAACCATTACACTGACATATCTCAAATAAAAACTTCTCTAGAGTTTGAAATTCGTAAATTAGTAAAGGACAAACGTGAATACTATTCTGGTGAAGCAGATGCTAAGACGTATGCTGCTAAACCATTTGGATCACATATAAAGACAACTGAAAAGATGAAGGTCTACATAGAGTCTGATGATGAGATCATCAATCTAGAAGCAAAGATCAAGTATCTAGAACAGATGATGTACTTTCTAGATCATGTTATGAAGCAAATATCAAATAGAGGTTTTCAAGTAAAGAGTGCCATTGAGTGGGAGAAATTTGTTAATGGACAATAATGACACATCTTACAGTAAAGAAAAAGAATGAAGTTTATATAACTATTCATTCTAATGAAGAGTACGTCCATAGAGAATTAGCGGACTACTTCACATTTGAAGTTCCAGAAGCAAAATTTTTAAAAAGAAATCCCAGATACAAATATTGGGATGGAACTATACGTCTATACTCCCCTGCTACAGGAGATTTGTATCATGGGTTGTTAGATCATCTACAGGTATGGGCAGCAGAGAAACAATATATTGTAGAGTATGAAAAGAATGATTGGTATGGAGATCTAAGTCAGGATAATAAACTAGTCTCATTACCAGCAGTAAAACAATACATGAAAAAAATCTCTAAGATAGAACCTAGAGATTATCAATACAATGCGGTGTATGAAGCTTTAAAATATAATCGTAAGTTACTTCTTTCTCCTACGGGTTCTGGGAAGTCTCTTATGATCTACTCCATAGTCAGATACTATGCTGCCACCGCAAAGAAGATACTTATAGTCGTCCCAACTACATCCCTCGTTGAGCAGATGGTCAATGATTTTATTTCTTACGGGTGGAGTGCTGACAACTTTGTACATAAAATTTATTCTGGTAAAGATAAGAATACTGACAAACCTATTATAATATCAACTTGGCAATCTATCTACAAATTTCCTAAAAGATATTTTGATGATATAGATTGTGTGATTGGTGATGAAGCACATCTCTTTAAGTCAAAGTCATTGACAGGTATCATGACTAAGTTACACAATGCCAAGTATAGGTTTGGTTTTACTGGTACTCTAGATGGGAGTAAGACTCACAAGTGGGTACTAGAAGGTTTGTTTGGCAAGTGTGAACAAGTAACTAAAACAGATGATCTAATCAAGGAAGGTTACCTTTCTAATTTTAGGATAAAAATCCTACTTTGTAAACATGCTCCGCAATATTTTGAATCATATCAAGATGAGATAGAATATCTTGTGGAGCATAAAGGTAGAAATAACCTCATAAAAAATCTAGTTACAGATCTAGATGGTAACACCCTAGTACTATTTAACTACGTAGAAAAACATGGTACACCATTATACGAACTAATAAATAGTAATGTAGACTCCACACGTAAAGTATTTTTTGTGCATGGAGGAACTGACGTAGAAGATCGAGAAGAAGTACGCAATCTTACAGAGACGGAATCTAATGCAATTATCGTTGCCTCTTACGGCACCTTCTCAACTGGAATTAACATTAAGCGTCTTCACAACATCGTGTTCGCTTCACCATCAAAGTCCAGAATTAGAAACCTACAATCAATTGGTAGAGTTCTTAGAAAAGGAGAAGGTAAGGACATAGCAACGTTGTATGACATTGCAGATGACATTGGTGGACAGAACTATACGCTGAAGCATTTGAATGAAAGAGTAAACATATACAATACTGAAAATTTTAAGTATGAAGTTATAAGAGTAAACCTTAGAGCAAACTAATATGAAAGACGAAGAATTTTATTCAACAATAAAAATCGTAACTGGTGAAGAGATAGTAGCAAAGGTTATCTATCTTGAGGATGAAGATAAGGTTATGTTAGAGGATCCACTTCTAGTAGAAGTACAGAGGTCAAGGAAGGGTGCATTAGAAATTGCTGGTTTTGCATTCAAGGAATGGATGTCGGCGACGTTTGAAGACTTGTATGTTATGAATCGAGAACATATAGTAACAATGTCTGAAGTAGATCCTTCTATAAAAGAATTTTATGTAAAGACATTAGAAAGAATAAAGAGTGGTAAAACCTTAGCAAACACTGCAGACAAGTTACCTAGGAAGTCAGGCTATGTCGGGTCAGTCTCTAAATTCAAGAAGTCTTTAGAGGATATTTTTAAAAAGAGCTAAGATCAACCTTAAACCCGCTACACGGTTAGTGTACTGGTTATCTAACAGTTTGTCAAGTACCTTTACAAAACTCCTTTCATTTGCTATACTAAAGACATCATTCAACGCAGTAATGAAAAGAAAAAAAACCGAGTACTATGTAAACAACAAAGAATTTCTCGCTGCGATCACTGTTTATCGTCAGAAAGTTCATGCTGCCGAAGAAGCGGGAGAAGCAAGACCCAGAGTTACGAATTACTTAGGGTCTTGTTTTTTAAAGATCGCAACGCATCTCTCATACAAACCAAACTTTGTAAACTATATGTTTAGAGAGGATATGATTTGTGATGGAATAGAAAACTGCTTGCAGTACATAGACAACTTTGATCCCGAAAAATCAAAGAATCCTTTTGCTTATTTCACACAGATTATATACTATGCTTTTTTAAGACGTATACAAAAGGAAAAGAAACAATTAGAAATCAAAGGAAAGATACTGGAAAGGTCTGGATTTGATGAGGTAATGCACACTGACAGATATACTGGTAATATGTCAGGTATGAATGCTTCTTATTCTGATATGGGTAGCATCAAAGAAAACATTGAGACCAAAATGAATCGCTAATGCCTAACGACTTATATGATGATATGCGTAGACTGAACGCACTTTATGAAGAACTAATGTGGAGTCACGATGATGATCTACAATTTATGATTGAAAACGGACGCATCGTTATTTTAAATAGAACACATGAAGAGTATATTAAGAAAACACACTAGACAAGTCGAGAGAATGAATCGCTTTGAACGTAGACTTGCTGTCTCAAGAAAACTCAGAGAGATGTTTCCAGACTATCGTGGAGTCTATAAATTTACTGAATACCAGTTTATTGATTATGAAAGAATTTAATTATGAACTCGATTACAAGAGACTTGATTTTACAAACGAGGAGACTCGTAAACTATATCGTATTGGAAGAGGGGAGCAAGGGGTTCTATTGGTTCGCCCTTATACTAACGATATATGTGCTCATTGGAAATTCAAAACTCCACATGATGCAATAATTTCTAGTCATGAAATTTATGGCATGTATGTAGAATATCAAAAGGATCAAGATTTTATTGGTATGGATATGTGTCGTAAATTTCTAGAGATGGGATTTACTAGATCAAGAAGATATGCAAATCACAACTCAGGCAGAAAGTATAAGAAAGGAACTAAGGAGGTTCTACCTCAAGAAACAGATCATGCTACAAGTAAATATGCTGAGTCAGCAAAAATATTTAAAAGAGTTCGTGATGTTGTTGCAAAATCCGAAACATATGTTACAATGAGAAAAGACTGGAGATCATCAGAATGAATATCTTTGTTACAGATCCATCACCAACTACATCTGCTAGACATCTACCTGACAAACACGTTGTCAAGATGCCTCTAGAAACTTGTCAGATGCTTTCTATTGTTTGCTCTGACAAGTGGGGTCATAATTACGGTGATCTACATCGTCTTGATGGTCAAGCATACAAGACAGACAAGGGTGCATTTCGTAATCATCCTTGTACTATATGGGCAAACTCTTGCCTAGAAAATACATGGTGGTTACTTGCACATGGTCTTGCTCTTTGCAACGAGTACGAGCATCGCTATGGCAAGTCACATAGTTGTGAGAAGACATTGATAGAAGCAACAACTATCATACCTTCTGCACCTAGTCCATACAAACCATCATCATTTACATTTGCAGGTCCTGACGAGTTCAAGTACGATACAAGTATTGACATCTTCACTGCATACAAACGCTATGTTGCATCTAAACCTTGGGTTCCTACGAACTATCTTCGTGACCCATCTCGCAAACCAGATTGGATAAATTAATGGGAACAGAAATGTTAGCTATAAGAGATCTATTGCTGTCTTGTCCACCAGTGTATACTTTACCTGGTACATGGACTAAATGCAACGCACTAATTCCACACTACAATGCAGATCCTAATTTCACATTAGGTATATCAATAGCAGTTATCACTATATTGTTAGCAGGATATGGTGTGTATAAAGGATTTTTTGCAAACAAAAATTTAACAGATCCATGGGACGATCATGACGACTAATGTATCATAATAATTTTTTTACTGAGGAACAGTGGGAATGTATTAGAGTGTGTGTAGCAAACGCACCTATACCTTATGACATTACTAAGAAAAAGATTCCTGCTGAGATCTTAGATAAGATAGGTCAACCTAATAAAATAAAACATGAAGGTATTGAAAAAGTAAAATACGATCTAACACCATACGGAATACATGAGAGTTGATAGACATAGAGACATTGCTGATGACCTTGAAGCAGAACTTCTATCTGAATTAGAAGGTATCACTAAACAACTACGTGGCAATATGACACGACTAACCAGAGCAACATCTACTGGAAGATCATCCAAAGTTATTGAAATTGAGTATGAAATTAACGAAAGAACTAATTGACCAGATACAGGAAGCAATGCTTCATACCAAGAAAGATGGTAGTATCAACTGGAAAGATGAAGATGATGTGGTAGTACAGTTAGCAGGAACATTTGCTGCTGATAGATTCATTGTTATCAAAAACAAATCTAAAAGTCCTGTTGTAAGTGCTGAACCACATCCTTATTTTGATTATGAAAAGAAGGTGTTTACTAAAGATGGTAGAGAAGAATATATGAAAGAGCAAAAGAAATGAAGATAGCAATTATAACAGATCAACATTTAGATGGACGTAAGGGTTCTCTTCCGTTCTGGAATTTCTTTCAAAAATTTTATGATAACATATTTTTTCCAGTTCTTGAGAAAGAAGGTATCACAACGGTATTTGACCTTGGCGACACCTTTGATAATAGAAAGTCTCTGGATTATAATACTTTTAACAGAGTTAAGACTAATTACTTCGAGAGGTTAAAAGATTATAACGTACATATGATTCTTGGTAATCATTGTACTTACTATAAAAATACTAATAGGATAAATTCTCCTGAGTTATTATTAGAAAACTATGAGAATATAACCATCTATTCTTCACCAGAACATATAACTGTTGGTGGTAAAAATTTTCTTATGATGCCTTGGATTAATTCTGAGAATAAGAAAGAAGCAGTAGAAACTATGAAGAGTAGTAATGCTGACATCATGTGTAGTCACATGGAAGTTGATGGTTTTGAAGTTACACCAGGCATGCATTTTGATGGTGGATTTTCTGTTAGTGATTTTAAAAACTTTGATCGTGTATGGTCAGGACATTTCCATCACAAATCAAAAAGAGGTAATGTACAATACCTTGGAAATCCTTATCAGATGTATTGGAATGATTACAAAGATTCTCGTGGATTTCATATCTATGATACTGAAACTGATAGACTTAAATTTGTCAGAAATCCTTACGAAATATTTGACAAGATCTTCTACGATGATGCCAAATATGACTACAACAAATCAAATGTATCTGATTATAAAGACAAGTACATCAAGATTATTGTTGAAGAAAAACGTGACTACCAAATGTTCGAGACATTGGTTGATCGCCTTTACAACGTAGGAGCACATGATGTTAAGATAGTGGAAACCCTAGTTGACACAGATGACATTGATGATGTAGACTTAAAGACTAAGGATACAATGACTCTCTTGAATGAATATATTGACGAGGTGGATATCGCTGTAGACAAATCTTCACTCAAGAATGTCATGAGATCCCTATATATTGAAAGTTGTAACGTTGGATAATGTATGTACTTACACTGGAAAACCATGCAGAAGGAGTCTATTCTTTGTTTGATGCAGATAAGAATAGAGTCGTTCCCATATTTCAATTAGAAGATGATGCAAATAGATATCTTACAATGTTAGAAAATATATCAGAATATCCTTCCATGAGGGTTGTGGAAATGGAAGATCATGTTATAATAGGAGCATGTCAAGATCGTGGACAAAAATTTTCCATCATCACACCTGACGATTTTATAATACCACCTGACGATTTAGAATGATAGTTTTTGAAAAAATCCGTTGGAAGAATTTTCTCTCAACTGGAAATGTTTTTAGTGAGATTGACTTTACAGAAGGAAGAACAAATTTAATCGTTGGTAGTAACGGTGCGGGTAAGAGTACCATCTTGGATGCTCTTACTTTTTCTTTGTTTGCTAGACCGTTTCGTAAAATTAGTAAGAGTATGTTGATCAATAGTATCAACGAAAAGGATTGTACAGTAGAGATAGAATTTTCTATTGGTAAGAATGAATATAAAGTTGTTCGTGCCATGAAACCAAATAAGTTTGAGATCTATCATAATGGTGTGTTATGGGATAAGGAGAGTTCTGTAAACGAACAACAAAAGAATTTTGAGAACAGTGTTCTTAAGATGAACTACAAATCATTTACACAGATTGTGGTACTAGGATCATCTACGTTCGTACCATTTATGAAGTTGTCTGTACCACAGAGACGAGAGATCATAGAAGATATACTAGACATACAAGTATTCTCTACTATGAATCTGTTACTAAAAGACAGAGTGAAAGAGAACAATGTAGAGATACGTGATGTAGATTATCAAATAGATTTATTAAAAGATAAGATAGAGTTGCAGAAGCAGCACATGTTAACTTTAGAAAAGAGAACTGAAGAAGATATCAAGAAGAGACAAAAGCAAATAGAAGAATTTCAAACAACAGAGACGTGTGGTACAGAAGAAGTTTTGATTCTAACACAACAAATCGAAAGACTTAATAAAGAAATGAAAGAGTATTCTAAGTCCAGTGAGAAGTTGAAGAAGTTGAACACGTTTTTAATAAAGTTGACACATAAGTTGAACACATGCGAGAAAGATCGTAAGTTCTTTGAAGACCATGATGTTTGTCCTACTTGTTCTCAAGAACTAGAAAAAGAATTTGTTGCTACTATGACAAATGATTTGGATGATAAGATAAAAGACATCAGTTTTGGTAAAGACGAACTACTAGAAGCAATAGAACAAGAAGAAAATAGATTAGAAAAATTTACTGAGTTGTCAACTGAAGTAAACAATATCAATACAACTATTAGTCAGACTAATTTTCAACTCATGACTATCAGGAAACAAATAACTGATATTGAAAAAGAGATAAAGGAATTGGAAGGAACTAATCCTGACAAAAAAGCAGAGTACAATAAATTAGAAACATTTATAAAAGATAAAAAGAATTTCTCTAGACAATATTCTGATCTAAAGAAAGATGGTGATGTCCTGACAACAGCAGGACAACTACTTAAGGACAATGGGATAAAGACTAGGATTATCAAGACTTATCTCCCTACAATGAATAAGTTAATTAACGATTTCTTACAAAGGATGGAGTTTTATGTCAATTTTACCCTTGATGAGAACTTTGAAGAAATAATTAAGAGTAGATACAGGGATATATTTTCATATGATTCGTTCTCAGAAGGAGAAAAAGCTCGCATTGATATTGCTCTTCTGCTCACTTGGCGTAGTATTGCTAAGCTTAAGAATAGCGTCGATACTAATTTACTTATCTTAGATGAGATATTTGATGGATCACTAGATCAAACTGGTACATCTGATCTAGGATGGATCCTGAGAAATTTTGATGAGAACACAAAAGTTTATGTAATTAGTCATAAACAGAATTTAGATGATAAGTTTGATAGAACTATAACAGTAGAGAAGAATAAAAACTATTCTACACTGGGTGTGACAGTTAACGAAGTTACACACTCACTGGTTGGGTAGCAAAAATATCTGTTATCATGTGTATATACAAAGCACAGGCACATGGCAAACAAAGAAATCAAAGGCAATCTAGCAAGACTCCTCGCAACAGAGAATCTTGTTGTTGAGCACAAACAAACACCTACAGCATACTTCAATGTTGATTCTAGAGTCCTAGTTCTTCCAAAGTGGGACAAAGCATCTGACGTCGTGTATGATATGCTTGTAGGTCATGAGGTAGGACATGCATTGTTCACACCTAACGTAGACTTCAGAGAGCAAGTATCTTGTCCACAAGATTACGTCAATGTTATTGAGGATGCTCGTATCGAGAAACTCATGAAGCGTAAGTATCCTGGTCTTAAGAAATCTTTTGTTGGTGGTTACACAGAACTCAATGACAAAGACTTCTTCCAGATCTTTGACAAAGACCTTACAGAGTTTTCTCTTATTGATCGTATCAATCTACATTTCAAGTTAGGTGCTCACGCTATGATGCCTTTTGAAGGTGCTGAGTATGTGTTTGTTGCTCGTGCTGACCTTGCTGAGACTTTTGATGAAGTGTGTAAGATTGCACAAGATGTTTATAACTATGCTAAGACACAAGAAGATGAGAAAGAGAAAACTGAAGTGCCTGTTTCTCAAACTCCATCTTCTACTGGTGGCGATAAAGAGTCTGATGACGAAGAAGGTTTTGGTAAATTACAAACTTCTGCTGAAGGTCAGAAGAGTGGTGGTTCCTCAGGAGTAGATCTAGAGGATGTTCAAGATGACTGGTATGATGAGGATGGTAACATGACCGAACCTGATGATGAGTTACTAAGTGACTTACTAGATGGTGAAGGTGAAGAGAATGAAGGTGGTATTGATAGTTCTTCTACACAGCAAGCATTCAATGAAGCACAAGAAAATCTTTCTTCTACTGATCATGGTACACCAACTACTTACATTGAGATACCAGAAAATGTTGACACTTCTAAGCACGTTGTAGATTGGAAAACAATCCATGGTTGGATTGATTCTCAAAGAGATGAGAGAGATGATTTTACTGATGTTGACGAAGACTATAGAAAGTTTCGTAAGCAATCTCAGAAAGAAGTAAACTATATGGTCAAAGAGTTTGAGTGTCGTAAATCTGCTGATGCATATGCACGTGCTTCTACTGCTAAGACAGGTGTTCTAAACACAGGTATGCTTCACACATACAAGTACAACGAAGATCTATTCAAGAGAGTTACAGTTATTCCTGATGGTAAGAATCATGGTATGATCTTTGTTCTTGATTGGTCTGGTTCAATGTGCTATGAGTTGCTTTCTACTGCAAAGCAATTAATCAACCTAACTTCATTCTGTAAGAAAGTACAAATACCTTTTGAAGTATATGCTTTTACAAATGAGTGGGGTGCAGCACAACGTGCTATCGACAATGATGCTACTATAGCACAAGACACACCATACTATCGTACATACCATGATGTTGATGAAAAAGAATTAGATAAAAACAAGTTCTATATTGACTCTTGGTTCTACCTAATGAACTTTGTTTCATCACGTTCTAATGGTAAAGACTACGAGCGTATGTGTCTAAATCTATTTCGTGAAGCATCTAAGCACAGAAGATATGGTTCATACTCATCAACAATAGGTCTTGGTTTATCTGGAACTCCATTGAATGAGTCAATCGTTATGCTCAACCACATTCTTCCTACATTCAAAAAAGATAACAACTTACAAAAAGTAAACGTATGTATCTTAACTGATGGCGAAGCATGCACCAGTGCTTATGGTGCTGAGTATGATAGAGGAGAAGGTGAAGTTGTAATTCGTGCACGTCGTATTGACTATGGTGTAGCATTACGTGACCGTACAACTGGACGTACATACGAACAGTTTACATACAGCACTACTACTAACGTTTTCCTTAAGCAATTACGTGATCGTAATCCTGATGTAAATGTTCTTGGATTTCGTATCTTAGCAGGTAGTTCTCTTATGAATTTTGTTTCTAACTATGGTTCACCAGACTGCAACTATGCTGAGATTCAAAAGGAATGGAAGAAAGAGAAGTCTGCAGTTATCAAGAATCCTGCAGGATTTACTGAACTCTATGCTATCAATAACAAAGCACTTGACAATGACACAGAGTTCGTTGTAAAAGACAATGCTAAAAAAGGTGACATCACCAGAGCATTCAAAAAAATGCTTGCTAACAAATCTGTTAACAAAAAATTACTTAACGCATTCGTAAGTAAGGTCAGTTAACAAACTGTCCACTAGGGGTGGCAACACCCCTTACTATCCATTATACTAAGTACAACAACAACAAATCTTAAAATGCCATTCGCTCCTATTCCTGTAACAACTGAAGACTTCGTTACATACTTGACAGAAAACTTCGGTACAGAAGTTAACACAAAAAATTTATTTCAAGCGTCAGAGCATTTTAATTGTTCACTCGCTACAGTAAAGAAAAGACTTAAGCAATACAAACAAGGTATTGGTAAGTGGGATCTAACTATCCAAGAAAAACTTGAGATCACTTACAATGCTCCTTCTGCATCTCCTGCTATTGTAGAGAATCTAATTCCTGACAAAGATCCTAACTTTGTTCCATTCGGTAACTTCTCTGATGTCAAGAGGATTATTCAATCAGGTATCTTCTACCCCACATTCATCACAGGTCTATCAGGTAATGGTAAGACTCTAGGTATAGAACAAGCATGTGCACTGCTCAAAAAAGAATTGATCAGAGTCAACATCACTATCGAAACAGACGAAGACGATCTTATCGGTGGATTCAGACTTGTCAACGGTGAGACAGTATGGCACAACGGTCCTGTTATCGAAGCACTTGAAAGAGGTGCTATCCTTCTTCTTGATGAGGTTGACCTAGCATCTAACAAGATACTTTGCTTACAATCTGTACTAGAGGGTAAAGGTTTATTCTTAAAGAAGACTGGTCGTTATGTAGAGCGTCGTTCTGGTTTCAACATATTTGCTACAGCAAATACTAAAGGTAAAGGATCTGAGGATGGTAGATTCATCGGTACTAATGTATTGAACGAAGCATTCCTTGAGAGATTTGCATTGACATTTGAGCAAGACTATCCTACTGTTGCTACAGAGACAAAGATTCTTGAGAAAGCAGCATCATCACTTGCTGTTCTTGACAAAGAGTTTTGTTCCCACCTTGCTAACTGGGCAGACATCATCCGTAGAACATTCAACGATGGTGGTGTTGACGAAGTTATCTCAACACGTAGACTTGTACACATCATCAGAGCATTTGCTATCTGGCAAGATCGTATGAAAGCAATCAAAGTTTGCACCAATCGTTTTGATGACGAGACAAAGCAATCATTCTTAGAATTATATGATAAGATAGATGCAGATGTAGTTCCAAACGAGGTAGAAAATGAAGCAACCGTTTGATGGTTATCTAGGACACATCCTCCGTCTTAAAGACGGTAGGAGTGTTCGTATCTTAGGTGATGATGGCAGTGAATGGTCATCAACACATAAAATAAATGTTGTTGACCTTGACGGAAATGAATTTCAATGCTATCATAGTGACATAGATCATGTATGGAGTGAGAATTGAAATACAATGAGCAAGAGATCTTGAAACAGATCTCAGAGTACATCTCTAGTACCTATGGTGCACACTACAGTAAACATGGAATCCAAACATTGGATCTCATTGATTCTGTTGGTGATGCTGAAGCATTCTGTAGGTCTAACATTTTGAAATATGCTTCAAGGTATGATAGAAAGGGAACAGCAAGAAAAGATCTATTTAAAATAGTTCACTATGCTGTTCTCCTTCTACATTTTAGCGATAAGTCTGCTAGAGCAGCAGAACTAAACGCAAACACACCTACAACCTTTTCAGTAGATTATGACAAATGAGTAAAGTAACATTATCCAAAAAAACATTAGACGTTCTTAAGAACTTTTCGACTATCAATTCATCAATTGTATTTCGTCAAGGTTCAACAGTTAGAACTATATCTAACGCAGAAAACATTTTAGCAAAGTTTACTGGCGAAGAAGTATTTCCTTCTGATTTTGCAATCTATGATTTGAGTCAGTTCTTGATGGGTATATCTTTGTTCAATGATCCACAGTTAGAGTTTACAAGTAAAGATTTTGTAAACATTAAAGGTGGTCGTCAATGTGCTAAGTATTATTTTTCTGATCCTGAGATCACATTAAAGAGTGCACCAGAAAAGAATGTAAAATTTCCTGGTTCTGATATACAATTTTCTCTTACTGCTGAGGATTTAGTTAACATCCAAAAAGCATCTGCAGTTTATAGTTTACCTGATCTAACTTTCTATTCAGAAGAAGGATCAGATGTTATTAAATTAATTCTGAGAGACAAAGAAAATGATACCAGTAATACTTACGATCTCTCTGTCAAGGGTACTACTACTGGCACCTTTTCTCTTGACCTTAAGATTGAGAACATTCGTGTTCTACCGAGTGACTATGTTGTTAAAGTATCCCAACACTTAATCTCTGAGTGGACAAGTCAAGACGCAGACCTTAGGTATTACATTGCCCTTGAACCCAAGTGAAGATACATAAAGTTTTTTATGTTCCTATATTTACTTTTAGATTTGATAAGCATGAAATCTATGACTTCTCTGATATAGAAAAACAGGGAAGAATAGATAGTCGTCCTAAAGGATGGACAACATCTG